GGATGGCCTCTTGGCTCTGCTTGTTGCGGGGGTTCGCTGCGACCTTGGGGTTCGGCCCGAGCAGCGCCGACACGGCGGTGTCCGCGATGGCGTAGATCATGTTCTTCGAGCAGAGGAACGAGGGGATCGCGCCGTCGCTCAGGTTCACATCGTTGCGCGACGTGTAGAACTCACCTCGGTAGTATCGCCGCGCCTTGTCGAAGTTCTTCTTCTCGGTGCGTTCGTAGAAGCGACGGTGGCGGTCGATGAGATTGCTGAGGTTCATGTCCACTCTCGCGCGATGGGCTTGAAGGGGTTGCGAGCGGCGGCCCGCTCTTGATGCTTGTACTTGTCGAGATCAGCGATGGTAACGCGAGGTTCGTCGGAGGGCGCGAACTCTTGCGTCTGCATCGGCGTTTCATCGCTTGTGAAGCGACGACGGGACAGGATGTAGGCGGCCATGACCGCGGTGCGCGCCAAGTCGAAGTGGTGCGTCGTTCCGTCGCCGTTGGTGGCCCGCTTCCCACGGTCGCCGTCGTAGTTGATCAACTGGTGGAGCAGCGGTTTGGACTTGATCGTGAGTTCCCGCTCACGAAGCATGCGGACGAGGCGGGCCTCGCCTTCCTGCACTCGCTTCTCGGTGGCGTACCAGCCGGGATGGTTGCGGTCGGTCCAGAGTAGGTTCCGCGCACCCTTGTCCTTGAGCATGGCGATACACGCCGCTGCGTTGGACTCGACCGCCAAGAGCGCGTGGTTGAAGAACCGCTGAAGGTTGAGCAGCCGCTCCGAGAAGCGACCGGGATCCTCGCGGCCTTCCCACATGGCGACCTCGCGCCTCTCGGTGGCGTCCCAGACCGTCACGGCGCTGTTGTCACCCACGCTGCCGAAGCCCGCCGGGTCAGCGCAGACGAGGTACGCGCGACCCTTGATCGGGCGCTCCAAGAGGCTCGCGCCCTTGGGCACCGGCTCCGGCGGCACGACAGAGTGCAGCAGGCTCTCCTTCAGCACGTCGACCGGCATCACGGGCTGCCCGCTGCCGAGCCAGCCATCGTAGGGGTCGGACGGGTACTTCGACGTGAACAGACGCTCGTCGTTACCCATTTCCGTTTGGAGCGACAGGCGGCGAAACGCGAGGTTGTGGAGGTCCATCCCCGGATGCCGCTTCATGTACTCGAACTCGACCTCCGTCGGCTTCAGGCCGGCGGGATCGGAGCGGCACGACGGGTCGAGCCACCACTCAAGGAACACGGGATGGAAGCGGCCCTTTCCCTCAAGCGCGTTGTGCCACATCGTCTCGTGGTGACTGCCCGCCGTTCCGGGCGTCGACTCAAGGATGACGCGGGCGTTCTGCCGCTTGTTGACGGCAGGGAAGATGTTCGCCGCTGCCTTGCGCTGCCACTGCGCCTCGCCGAACTCGGTGATGAGCAGGCGGTCGATGGAGCGACCGACGGCAGGGCTGCGTCCGCCGGCCGTCAGCACTTTGATGCCGCCGCCGTGGACGAAGTGGATCTGTGTCGTGCCGGGCTTGCGGCCCGCCTCGGTCGGCACTTTCACGTCGTCCGGCAGGTTCTTGTAGGCGAACAGGATGCGCTCGAAGATGTCCTCGGCGGTGTCCTGCCGCTCGGCGATGAGGACACCCTTCACGCCTTGGAGGTACATGCAGTCGCGGAGCAGCAGCATGACCGACGGGGTTGTGATCTTCGCCTGACGGAACTTGTCGGTCAGCACCCAGCGGTGGTCCGCACACGCCTGCAAGAACTTCATCTGGATGTTCGTCGGCTCCAGGTAGCCGATGGACTCGTCCTCGCGGACGATCTGGCACATCGAGACGAACGCCCACGGGGTGGCGAACAAGGCGTTGACCTTGCCCATGTGGAGGTGCGGCAACTGCACGATCTTGGCGCCGCCGGGTAGACTTGCGGGAGCCGACAAGGTACACTCTCCTCGACCCTATGCTATCATGGTATGGGCAGGAGTGCGACATGGCCGAGAAGTGGATCCAAGGCGCCATCAAGCGACCGGGCGCCCTGCGCGAGAAGATGGGCGTCGGAAAGGGCGAGAAGATCCCCAAGGCCGAGATCAGCGCCAAGATCTCCACGCTCCAGAAGGAAGGCGAGGGAGACAAGAAGCTCACCGCCTCCAAGCGCATGCTTCTGAAGCAGCTCGTCCTCGCTCGCACCCTCGGCAAGATGAACAAGTAGGAGCGCCCCATGATCGGCACCGACGTTCAGAACACGACCCTCCCCGACAAGAAGCCAGGCAAGGCCATCCCCGCCAGCAAGAAGCGGGAGATGATCAAGAGCCTGATCGCAGGCCGCGTCAAGCGCGAGATGAACCCCTATGGCGGCTGACGGCAAGTACGGACACATCAACTTCAAGCCGCCGCAATCGGTCGCCGCAGCGGCAGTCCGTGGGTTGATGCTCCGTCGTCAGCAGTCGAAGTCGCAGAAGGCGGGCCTCGACGCGAAGCAGGCCGCCGCTCAGGGCATCGGCTCCGGCGTCCAGCGCGCCGCGAACCTGAAGAACCGCTCGCAGATGGACCCGTCCACCGTGAAGCGGATGAAGGCGTACTTCGACCGCCACGCGAGCAACTACCAGCTCGACCCCGGCAAGTCTCCGAGGGAAGACAAGGGCTACGTCGCGGGCCTCTTGTGGGGCGGTGACGCCGGTCGAGCCTGGTCGAACAAGGTCGTCCGCCAGATGGAGGCGGCCGACAAGCGAGGGAAGTGATGGATCGCCGAGGCACGCTGAAGCAGGTCTACTCCAACCCAGGCCTGCGAGAGCGCATCAAGAAGCGCGTCATGGCAGGCAGCAAAGGCGGGCGCCCCGGCCAGTGGTCCGCCCGCAAGGCGCAGATGGTCGCGCAGCAGTACAAGAAGGCCGGCGGCGGCTACAAGAGCGGACCGAGCGCGCAGCAGAAGAGCCTGAAGCGATGGACGAAGCAGGAGTGGACGACGCCCTCCGGCAAGCCCAGCACGCAGGGATCGAAGGCGACCGGCGAGGTCTATGCGCCGAAGCGCGCCATCGAGAAGCTGCGCTCCACGCCCGGTGGCATGGCGAAGCTCGCCGCGGCCACCCGTGCGAAGCGCGAGGCGTCTCGTCGGGGCGAGCAGTTCGCGCGTCACGGCCTTCACAAGAACAAGGACCGTTAGTCACAGGCGTGCGCGGGCCTTCCACTCGCGGCGGCGTCTTTTTTCTAACACGGCCTTGCGCGGTGGCAACCCGACGTGGTACTTTTTCTGAGCACCCACCGATGACGTTCCGGGCAGCCCGCAAGGGTCCGTAGCACCAACGGCTGGGCAGGCGAAGCACCGAACTTCAACCGTTCCTTCGACCCAGCCGGTCGGAGTCGCTCTTCGCGTCTGCCCCCGGCTACGGAGTGCTCAATGGCAATCTCTACCGAAATCCTGAACACCACGTTCGCGGACCTCCGCGGCCCGCTCATCAACTCCTTCATCCGCTCCAACGAGCTGCTCGACGCGCTCATGAGCAAGGCTCGCATGCCCTCCGAGGGCGGCAGCCTGATCGAGCGTTCCTTCGCCGGTGGCGCTCCCGCCCGCGGCGTTGGCGTGTTCGTCGGCGACGAGCTGCTCAACATGACGCGTCGTCAGCAGACGAAGCGTTTCCAGGTCGAGCCGCACCGCATCGTGGCCGCGATCAACATCCCGAAGAAGGAACTCCTCTTCAACAGCGGCAAGCTCGCTGTGATCCGCCTCATCGAGGAGTACCCCCAGACCACGCTTGAGGGCGCCAAGGCCGACCTCAACAGCTTCCTCCTCACCGGCGTGTCCCGCGGCCTGGTCTTCCAGACCGCCGACCTCGCCGGCTTCCTGAGCCTCAACGGCGAGTTCGCCGCTGGCTCCGGCACGGGCGTGACGAACGGCCTCCTCGACTTCCAGGCCATCACGGCCCAGAGCCAGTCGGTCCAGAACGTCGCGAAGTCCTCGTCGTACTTCCACTTCAACCAGTACAACGACATCACCTCGTGGGCCACGGACGGTCTGCCCACCCTCCGCAAGACCTACCGCCAGTGCGCCCACTACGCGGGCGGCATGGGCAAGGGCCCGGACCTCGTGATGATGGACGACGACACCTACACCAACTTCGAGGACAGCCGTCTCTCCCTCGTCCGCGTCGCCCTCGTCGAGGACAAGACCGAGAAGACGAACACCCTCGGCCTGGAGCTGGGCGTCGCCAAGGTCTACTCGTCCATCGACCTCAACCGCGGCCTGTCCATCTTCAACGCCACCCCGGCGGCTGACGGCGTCACCTACATCCTGAACACGGACTTCCTTGAGATGCCCCTCATGGAGGCCCCGTCCATCACGCCGTTCACCGAGCGTGTTGGCGATCAGGACGTCGTCACCGCCATCTTCTCGATGCAGGGCAACCTCATCTGCACGAAGACCCCGGCGCAGGGCTGCGTCTCCGGCGGCGCGCTGTAAGCGCGACGAGGTTCCACTCATCAACTTCAAGGAGATCTCAACATGTCCTTCGCAAACAATCAGGTCTTTGGTGATGACGTCACCGTTACCTACGGCTCTGCCGTCTACCCCCTCGGCTCCGAGCGCCTCGTGCTCGGCTCGCAGACGGGCGTTGGCGACCAGGTGTGGGAGTTCGTGTACAACAGCTCTGGCGTCGACATCGTCGCCAACCAGCTCCTCCGCCACGCCACCACCGCGGCGAACGGCACCGTGGCGCTCTCCGGCGGCGCGGTCAACCCGTCCTACCTCGTGGGTGTGACTCAGGCCACGCTGCCCGGTACCACGACCACCTCCTCGACCGGCCAGATTCTCTCCGGCCCCTACGGCTGGGTTCTCAAGCGCGGCGTGGGCAGCATCAACGTGACGGCCGCCTACGTGCGTGACGAGGCGCTCGTCGCCAGCGCCACCACCGGCGCGGTTGCCACCACGAACGTGGCGGCGACGGCGACCTTCGGGTACGGCCTCGGCCTGTCCTCGGGCGGTGCCGGTGTTGCGGGTGTGGCTCAGGTCTACCTGGCCATCATCTAAGGTAGCAACCCTGCTTCGGCAGGAATAGGAGGCGGGCATGGACACATCTCTCGGTGCGCTTCGTGCCCGCCTCTTCAACTTCCGTGCTTGGGACAGCACGGGCCCGACGCTGGATGGCCGCATCAAGCAGGCCATGAACACCGCGTTGGA